CCGTAACTGCCAATGAGCGGGGCTGTCGCGGCCTTGTACGGTCGCTTCCTGCAGTTCCTGAATAGGCCCTTAACCTGCATAGCTAGAACGCCGGGCTTCCGATGACAAGCATGGACTTCACGGTCCCGGTTGCCGTATCGCACACATCGACGGCGGTTACCGCTAGGGCGCGGGCGGTCGTGGTGAGTGATGCGTGCCCGATGGCAATCGTAATCAGCGGCGTAACGGCGCTGACACTCCTGTCGAACACCTCTATTCCGGCGCTACTCGTCTTCACGTAGTCGCCATCCGCTGACGTGACGACGCCAAAGCTTCCGGCTGTTGACGAGGCTGTCAGCGCACCATCACCAAGGACGGCATCGGCGGTGAACTGTAATGTCCCGGCCTTCCTTTGAAACATGCGCCCGTCTGCGCCGGCTGCGATATCAGCGGTTACCCCCGTAGAGTTCGCCGATCTCCCGATGACGGATACGCCAATCGCGTCAATCATTTCCGCCTTGGCCACTTTATCCCACGTCAGCGTTGTCCCGCGGCGTCCCAGTAGGGTATTGGCTGATGCTGCGGCGATGGCGTTAATTGACCCCGCCGTGTTCGTGGCGTTGCCGACGACGGACAGAGCAGTACCGCCCGCCACCTCGACAAGCCCGGTCCCGTCCTTGGACAGCAGCCCGCCATTTGCGGCAATCAGCGTGACCGGCTCCCATTTACTCAGCGGGAGATTATACAGCATGGCCTGCTCGTCCGCGCTTGGCGCCGTCGACGAAACGGCAACGCCGCGAATGCCGATGACCGTTGCGGACGCAGTAACCCCGGATAGGTCGCCGCCAAGCGTGCTGGGCGGGATGCTGTCCAGCACATTCTGCGCAACCTGGTTAACGTAATCTATGGTCGCCAAGCCAGAAAGGTCTGGGACTCCACCGCTATCGCCGGTTTCTTGGTCAACCCCCACGCTCTGATCCTGCGTCTGGCCGTCGCCAGCTGCTCCCGCGCCAGCTCCACTGAGGGCCAGCCATATCTGCTCGATATCGCGCAGAACCATGGACTGGCCAAACTCGTTAAACGGAGCATTGGAGCTGATGGGCATTATTCTTCCTCGGACGGCTCGGTTGAGTCGTCGCGGAACTCGATGTCCATAAAGCGCACGCCGTCAAGCGGAGTCTCCGCGATAATCTCTGCTTGGATGACCCGCTTCCAATCCCCTGGGCACGGTATCGGGATAAACCCATCGGTGCCGCCCGTGTCCAAGTCGATGCTTATTTGATTGCTGGCGATGCTGACTCCCGATCCAAACGTGTCCGCAGCAAACGAGCTAACCGCCTCTTTGGTCGTGGCGAAGTCCGTGTAGAAATTCACTTGCGCATCGCCCATTGACGTGTCTGGGCGGATGGCCATCAGTAGCTTGGTTGGGCGCTTCTTGGCGTTCATGCCGCCACCTGGATTGTGGTCGGTCACCATGCGCTGGCGAATGCTGCCGATGTACAGGATGATGCCTGCTGTTGGCGCTGCGGCCAGAGCCGGGGTGACCGTCATGGACGTGCCGCTTGCCGCCGTAATACGCCGCTCCTCGCCGGTTGTTGGATGGTAGAGCGTCTGCCCAGTAGTCGCTGTATTGACGGCGTTGATGACGGTTGTCGTGCTGCCGGTTGTCACGGTCACCTCACCAGCACCACCGCCGTCGTTGGATGCCGCCCCCATGCGCCACGCGAACCCGTTGGCGTCACAGATCATCAGCCTTGCGCGGTCGCTGTACTTGGCGTTCATGCACCCGGCCGTTATCGGTTGGCGGAACTTCCACAGCGTCCATTCGTTGGTGTCCATGCTCCAGACGAGAGCGGCCTTGCACGTTGTCTGGCCCGATAGCGGGAAAAAGAAGGCGACTTCACGGCGCAGTGGCTCGTAGGCCATGAACCGCTCGGTCGTGGCAGACGCGGCGACGAGCGCGACGAGCGTGTCGTCAACGTGCCGGCTGATCTTCTTCGGCTGCATGGCGTCGATCACCCATGCGCCGTTGCGCCCCCACCCGACCAGTAGGCCGCCGTCAACCTTCAGCACACACCGCTGGTTAAACGCGCCGAATGACCCTGGGAGGTCGACGATCATAGCTGCAGCTGGGTCGGACGTGTATACCATACGGCGCATAGACCGCTGGCCAACGAGGTATAGATCCGAATAGAATGACGCGACGGCAGACGGCGTGTCGCCATCGTTCATTGTCACCCTACGCCCGTAATTCACCGCGTCCCATGACTCGGGGAACATGGCGCGGGACCAGATCAGATCGCCGGTGCTCGTTTTCCACATCCACAGGCGCTGCCGGTGCTCCGTGATGATGTCGTATCCAGTAGGCGGGACGTCGTGTGACGCCTCGCCGTCGCGTGACGCGGAGACGCCGACGATAAGGCTGGCGTCAGCGGTGTCGAATGATGTCGACGACCCGGCGTTAGAGAGAGTCGCCGCCCGGTAGTAGGTCGACGCGCCAGCCCCCGTAACCTCGATGATGATTTTGTCTACGGTGGCATCGCCGCTGGCCGTGTAGCCAACAGTAACGGTCTGGCCGGCCGTTACCGTTCCTGACGCGGCCACGGATGCGTTGCTCAGCCGGTTGCGCACGGAGTCGTAGTAGCGATACCGGAATAGGTGAACGCCAGCGGTGACCACCCCGCCACTCCCGGTTGGCGTTGCCGTGGCTGTAACGGACGGCGATGTTATGCCGGCCACCCGCTGGCCCGTCCCGTCGTCGGACACGCGCACCGTGTCAACGCCGTTGCTGAAGTAGATACGCCCATTCATGCTGGCCCACGTAGGCCAGTTGGTCGTGCTTAGCCCTGTCGTTATGGACGCCACCGCGCTGGACGATTGGGTAATGGATAGAATCGCACCGGCAGCCGTGGCACACAGGGCGTAGCCGCCAAGCTCGGAAGCGGACCGGACCACAGCGCCTGACAGGTCGACCTTTGCGCCAAACCCCAGGCGGCGGACACACAGCCCCTTCGTGTACAAAGAACAATTCTCAATCTCGCCCCACGACTGGCCAATGTCCGCCTCGTCATCGCGGTATCCATTCCAGGGCATTAGGTCCGCCGCTTCCAGTCCAAGCTGTGGCCCAGTCCTACGCGCATGTCGCCGCCAACGGCAGGGATGTCCGTTGGCTGCTTGTCCTGGGACGCATCACGCCCGAGGGATTCCTTGTACGCGGCCATTGTGCTCTGAGCATCGCCTGAGATAACCTTGCCGACCTGGCGGGCAAGCTGGTAGTCAATGGCGCGCTTGAGCATTTCCAGGTGTACCGGATCCCAATCCGCAACATCCGTGTCAAACGCCAGCCGGGCAGGGCGGGCGTAGTAGGTGTACCGCAACATGGCATCGGCAGATGGATACGGCCAGCACATGAAGTTGCCATTGGCGATGGCGTAGCAGTCAGGGAATGACTGGCCGTAGACCGCCGCCGCCTCGGCGTTTAGCACGCTGGCTGGGTCAACTGGAGCCGCGCCCCAGCCCCACCGTTGGCCCGGCAGGTTCTGGTGGAAGCGCCACATATCGTCGGGTAGGTCGTACTCGTTCTGGTAGATCAGGTATGTCGATGCGGTAATGGCCGCTCCGCCCCAGGTGTCGGCCACCTCCACGGCCGTGGCGCTTGTCCGCGTGGCTATGTCTATGATCTGGCCGGCAACGAAGACCTTGCCCGATGCCGCCCACGTTGGCCACGTTCCGCCCGATAGCGTGATGGTGGTGCCGCTGACGGTGATCGTCCCCGTGCTGTACGGAGCGCGCAGGGCCAGCATCGCCGTGCGCAGCAGGTGCGGCCATAGGCGTGCGCTGGAAACCATATCCAAAGCGTCGTTGACGGCAGCCTTCACGATGGCGTCAGCCTTAGTCCCAGTGATGTCGACGGCCATGCGCCGGGCATAGGCCCACAGCTGCGCGGCGGACATTGGGTTGACCGTGCTGCCTACCGTTAGGGCGATGTCGGCCAGCGGACCAGTGACCGAAGCTCCGGAAACGGTGATTGTAGCCGTGGACTGCGCATAGCCAGATGCCTGCGCCCGCACGGTGAATGTGCCATCGGACAGGTAGACCGGCCCCCATAGGCCGGATGCGTCCGTGGTCGTCTGCGTATAGAATACCCCGCCGAGGGTCAGGTAGACCGTTGCCCCGCTGATGGGTACGGCACTAGCCATCACGCGCCCGTCGCTCGCTGTGGCCGTAAAGCTCGGAGGCGTGGTCGTGTATGACCCCGTGATATTGACGATGTATTCCTGTTCGTAGGTGAACGCTGGCGCTGCGGTTCGCGTGATGACCAGGACGTACGCCCCAGACGTGGCGACGAACCCGCTTGTTGCAACGGCAACGGCGTACTCACCAGGGTTGTTGGACGCGTCTACTTCGGTTATGGTAACGCCGGTAGTCGCCTGGTTGCCAACGCCGTCCTTGGATAGCCTGATTGTAAAATCGGCCTGCACGCGCCCCGTGTTGAACGTGCCGTCCGCGTTCTGGTATATGAACGCATCGCGCAGCGTGATTCCGGTGCGATGATAGACAAGATTGCTCACCGTGACCCCTGTCGTTACATGGGTAAACCCTGCATGGGGTATCCATGCAGGGTTACGAAACCAGATATGCCTACAGCAGGCGCAGACTGGCCTGGGTGGGCGCACCGGTCGTGGAAGCGACCAGCAGCACAGCGTAGATAGCGGCGTGCGTGGTGGCGGCGTAGGTGGACGAGACGGCAACGCCTTCGCCAGCAGTCGTGCCGGTGGTGATGCCGGTGCCGATTGCAAGGGCGTTGGTCGTGATGATCGGGGTGGCTTCGCCAGAAACCTGGACGAGGAAGAAGTCACCAGAGATCAAGCCGGTGGTCCCGGTCGACCCGAGCTGTCCGGACGGAATAACGCCAGCAACGGTACACAGGGCGCCGGTGGTCGTGACGTTGACGGTCCAGGTGTCGGCGGTGCCGGCAGTTCGGACGACGACCTTGTTGGCGGCGGCGGCAATGGCGGCGTTCGCCTTAACGACACGGTACATCTTGCCTTCAAGGAGGACAAGTTTGCCAAGGTCGCCAGCATGGATGGCGTTAGCCGATGCCGTGCCGACAGTGATAGGGGCGGTGAGGGTAGCCATAAAGAGTGTTCTTTCTGCGCCTGACATACAGGACGCCAGAGGACGAACCCCCACGCCAGGCGAAGTGCCAAGCGTGGAGGCGTGTCGGTTTAGGAGTAGTTCGAAACGCGAACGAAGTAGCGCGGGTTGCAGATCAGCTGGCCGGGGAAGGTGGCGCCGACCAGCCACTGGCGACGGCCCGGGTCGCGGGTGATCTCAACTTCCAGGATGCCGGCGTCTTCGCCGCCAACGCTGAGCGGGTTGCCGTCTTCCAGGCCCTTGTACAACGGCTGCACTTTCAGCTTCATCTGCGCCGAGTTCATGCAGTAAGCAGTTTCGGCTGGCATGTTCTCGTCCCACATCCACGAGATCCCCTGATGGAAAATCTTGTCGGTCGGGTAGCCGGTGTCGGCAACGTCGACGCTCCGCTTGGTGTCCGAAACGAAGACCGTTTCGCGGGCAGCCTTGCGAGCGCCCAGGTACTCAAAGAAGGTGCGGTCCAGAATTCCCATGTTCGGGCGCTTGTTCTTGTCGCTGTTGCTGAAGCGCGAGCCACGGAAGATGGCGTAGCTCAGGAACTTCTCGATTGAGTTCGCTTCATCGCCAGCAGTGCCAGTCCAGCCGGTAAAGCTGGAGTTCACCAGCGTCGGGGTCCACGCGTCAAACTCAGCGTTGTCGACGCCGGTCAAGGCGCCCGGCTTCAGCGACAGACCCAGGTAGTTCTGGTGTGTCGGGCCGCCGCCGATGGCGATTTCCTTATCGGTATTGGCGGGGACCGAGCCGGTCAGGGTGCCGCTACCGCTACCGGTCGTGGGCGGGGTCCAGCCTTCCAGGTCGTAGTCGCTAATGGCGGTAGCCATGGCGTATGCGGAAACCACGTTCGCCGCGCTGATGGTCGAGGCGTTGCCCGGCAGGAACGTCGGCAGGCCGTAGATCGGCAGCCGATTACCGGCGTAGGCGGTCGCCTGCATTTGCAGCATCTGCCACTGCAGGCCGCCAGCCGCAACGATGGTATCGCGTACCATGGCTGGAATTTCGGTCTTGCTCAGGTCGGTGATCTGCGACCCCTGGTTGCGGCGAAGCGCGCCGCGGTCAAACACCGTGCCGTTGAAGATTTCGCCGAACGAGCCAGTCCACCGCTTGAAGCGGGTCTTGGGCGCGTATTCAGCCGACACGTCAATGCCGGGGGCGCTGACGATGGGCTGGTAGCGGCCAGCTTCGATGGTGCCAGAAAGCTCGTAGGTCGAGCTGTTCAGGGTGCTGCCGTCGCTGCCGCCCTGTACGTCATACTCGACCGCGCCGGCTTTCTTCAGCTCGCCAAAGAGGGGGTTGTTCTGGGAGACGCCATCCCACGCACCTCGGCCAACGTTGGCGAGGGTGGTAGGGGCGATTGGTTCCATGTATCCAGGCATGAGAGTGATTCCTTGTGTTTATGGTTTTGAGTGCTTGCCCAGAAGCGCCGCGAATCGCGGTGAGTCTGGGGTGATGCCGAGTCGCTTGGCGTCAGCGATGGCGAGTTGGTACGGATCGTGTGCCGGTGCGCGGGGGTCGCGGGTATTTGCTGCCGCTCCCTTAGCCAGTCTCCGTTGCTCATCAGCTAATGCCGCCTTACCTGAAAGGGTCTTGTGCTGCCCGCGCATCTGCTCTAGCTCTGAATACATCGACATCATGTGCTTGGCGTACTCGTACGGCACGCCATCGTTGAGGGCTTTGCGGAAGTCATCCTTGTACTGCTCGACCATTGGGGCCATCTGCGGATCGCTCAGATCGCGCTGGACGGATTGCGTCATGGCCTGGCGCTGTAGGACCTCCTGCACCTTTCGCTCGGCAAGCTGCTCCACCATGGGCAGGATTGTCCCCTGCGGGTCGGTGAAGAAGTCGCGCTGGAAGCTTTGCAGTGAGTCCCGGTATTCCTGGATCTGCTGGCGTTCCTCGGGTGCAATGGCAGACAGAATCGTCTGGCGCATCTGATCCTGTAGTCCAGCTGGGATCGGCTGCCCATCGGCCCCCACGGTTGGGATGCCGCGCAGCTGCTGTTCGATGGTCTTGGCCCGCTCTAGGAGTCCGCCAAACTTGCCATGCTCAGGGTGCGCTTTTGACCAGGGCTTGAGGCTCGCGGCTTGCGCCCGCTGCTCCTGCTCCTGCTTGTACTTCTGCAGCTCGGACACGCGTTGCCCGGTCTGTTCCATGCGCTGCTGCCACTCGGACACTTGCCGATTGGTGTGTGCGCGCAGGTTCTCGTATCGCTCTTGCAGCTTCGGCCCCTCTTGGGACCAGTCAGTCTGTTTCGCTTCGGATTTACTGGCTATGGGGGGTGTCAAAGACCCGGTGCCCGGTTGGGTGCTCGGTGCATCCGCATCGGATGGCGAATCGCCCTGCGTGGCCCGCTCTGCTGAAGCGTCACCGGAAACAGGGGCGGACGCCATTTCGGCGGGTGCGCTGGTCTGCTCGGTGTCGGTGTCCTGCTCGGCTGGCTGGAGGGTATCAGAATTGTCGGACATGTCAACGCTTTCGTTTAATATATCTACACCGATGATGCGGAATGCAACGCCGGTGGCGATAATGATGGGTCGTTATCGTTAGCGGGTCTTGGTCGCGTGCAGGCCGCGGCTAGACGCCTCGTCAATCGCACACTGCTGCGACTTGGCGTAATACGGCTTATCAATGCCGTGGTCGAGCTGGCTTATGCGCCGGCCCTTGCCGCCATTCTCGTTGGACCACGAGTAGATGTCGGCCTTGATCGCAGGGGCGGACACCTGCTTGCCGGCTGCGCCTCCGCAGTCTGGGCACTCGGCGTCAAATGACGACTCGGCCATGGGGCGGTACTCGTCAAAGGTGGCGTGGCAGGAACGACACTCGTAATCATACAGCGGCATGCTGATCCCTTGGTGTTATTGTGGGCTAATCATGGCGTCACCGCCGTCTGGACCGGACCCAGGCAAGCCGCCTGGCGTTGGCCCCGATTGCGTGATCGGCATCTGTTGCATCTGCGCCTGGTCGATGGCCTCGGCAATGCCCTTGGCTGCCGCCTGCAGTTCCGGTGAAAGCCGGTTGATGCTGGCGAACTCCTGCGCCAGGGCAGACACGAACTTGCCGCCACCTGGCATGTTGGCGACCGCTGGCCCGAGCTGGTTAAGCGCAACGTTCAGGCTCGTGATCTTCGCTTCGTGGTCGAGCCTGGTCATGCTGCCTGCGTCAATGGTCCGGTCGGCCTCCGTTAGCCACG